GGAAGGCGAGATGGTTGGTGGTTGGGGTGGTCATGTTTTAGGCTCCAGTTGGTTGGTGTTCGTCGTTGCTGACGCCAACTTACTGCTATTCTTGACAGGTGCGCAACTATTTTTTTCTAAACGCTGCACTGCGAGCCTGTTGCTGGTGGTTTAGTTGGTGGTGAGGTGTGGCGCGCGGGTTCTATAGAGGGGTTGGGTGTGGTCTTGACTGGGTTGCAACCCGTTGGGAGTGGTTGGTGAGAGGGTGATCGCTGTTTGGATTATTTGGATTATTTAGGTTTCTTGGGTCTTGGGAGTTTTGGCCTGTTGCTAAACGCTGTACTGCAAGCCATTTCGAGGTTAGAGCTTTCCGAGGGGTAAGGTACCTTTGAGGGGTCAGACGCGATTGTAGGGGCATTTACGGCCCGGGAATCGGCACTTGGAGTATTTGTATTTTGTGGTTGTTTGGGGAGTGTGGTGAGAGTGGAGAGGAGGAGAGGGCTGGAGGGTATTGCAAACAATCTTCATCCCACTATCAGGCGCCACCGAACAATAGGCAGGGGGTAGGGTTCACCCCATGGCAGGGGGTAGGGTGTCCTGTCTTGCCTTGTCGATGGGGGGATATTGTAGGAAGAACCTGTGTTATCGGCGATAACGTCCGATAATCCCCATTATGTTCAATGGTCCTCGCTGCTGTGGTAGCTGTGAGGGGGCGAGGGGGGGCACCAAAGTGGTCCCGGTTGTTGTCAACATTATAGGTAATGAAAATCCGGGAAACATTTCGTGTTATCGTCCTTCACATGGCGCTTACCGACAAGAAACAACAAGCCCTCCGTCTGTTGTCATCTGGGCACAGCATACCCAAGGCTGCTGCTGAGATAGGCGTAGGCAGGGCTACGCTCTGGAAGTGGACCAAGGAGCCTGAGTTCTCGGCTGAGTTGACGGTGTATAGGAACAAGGAGGCTGCTGGCGCACAGATGGCCCTGAGTCACGCTGTGTACGAGGCTGTAGAGGTTCTCAGGCACATCATGGGGGATGAGGATTCTACGAATAAGGAGAAGACTGAGGCGGCTAAGATTGTGCTGGACAGGTCTAAGCTTCAGTTGACCGATGCCAAGGTGAAGGTGAAGGGTGGTGCCGATGCTTTAGAGAAGTGGCTGGGTAGTGACGATGAGTCCTGAAGTCCAGGAGTTGCTGAAGGATCCTAAGAAGTTCATTTCTCGTCTGACGATTATGCACAAGCAAAGGCAACGCTTGAGCAGATTTGAGTTGAATACGCCTCAAAAAATATTGCTGGAAACATTGAGGAATCACAACAGGGTGATCATTCTCAAGGCAAGGCAGATGGGTATTTCTACGTTGACCCGTGGGTGGCACTTCTGGCAGGCGTATATGGCAGATCAACCTCGGCAGTATGCTGTGATTAGCCATACGCGAGATTCTTCTGAAGAGTTGCATAGGATGGAGAAGACCTTCTATGAGAACCTTCCGAAAGAGTTGCGTAGGCCTTTGGCCAAGTCTTCTGCTAAGACGTTGCAGTTCAAGGATTCGGGTGCTGCTGTACGAACGTATACGGCTGCTGGTAAGGGAGGAACACGCTCCTTTGCTATGAACTCTGTTCACTTGTCCGAGTTTGCCTTCTATGAGAATCAAGAAGAAGTGATGGCTACGGTTCTGGCTGCTGTTGGTGATGGTCAGATCATTATTGAGAGCACGCCCAATACCCCTGGGGATAAGTTTCACGACTTGGTAGAAGGGGCACGGAAAGGCGAAAACGGTTGGAAGCTGGTGTTTTTTCCCTGGTTTGTCCATAAGCATTACCAGGCTGAAGAGATTCCGGCTTGGTACATCCAGACGGCAAGGGAGAAGATCATTCAGGAGGAGCACCAACTTCTTCCTGAGCAGATGTTTTGGCGTAAGCAGCAACTAAAGACTTTGGGTCACGACAAGTTTATTCGTGAGTACCCTGCTACGATTGAGGAGGCGTTTAGGTCAAGTGGCGTTCAGTTCTTTGATGCCGAGGCATTGGAGGAGATTGAGGCTGTAGACATGGGGAGCCACGAACACAGGCAGTATTGCCCTCCTGATGATGGCGAGGGCTATGTGATGGGTGTGGATGTTGGCAGTGGTCTTGGGAAGAAGACGGACTATTCTGCTGTGACCGTTGTAAGCATGACAACAAGGCAGCCTGTTTACCATTTCATTAGCAACACTACCCCACCTTCTAAGCTTGCTGAAAAGATTGTGGACATTTGGCGTAGGTACAACCAGCCCAAGGTGATTGTTGAGAGCAATGGGAATGGGATGTGGGTCATCCACCGCCTAAAAGAGTTGAAGGTCAAGAATCTATACAAGGACAAGAACGGGAAGCCGTTTCGCACCAGTGTAGGGACAAGGCCTTTTCTTTTCCAGGCAATCAAAAACGTGATTGATGGCGGTATTGTTGTAAAGCTTGACCGGCACGTTTTGGAAGAGTTGAAGCACATTGTCTACATCAAAGACAAGCCCCAAGCAGCCAAGAGAAAGAATGATGATGTGACTGTTTCTATGGCGCTGTGCTATTACTTGCTTGAGAAGTCCCCCTTAGTGGTGTCTCATTCTGTGAAAAGGGCGATGATGGAGCGGCATATTGCTGCAATGAAAGCCAAAAGGTCAACAAGAACACTTCCCTGGAACGTCAGGGGTGGGAACAAGACGGGTAGTTACTAATGAAGCCAGACGACTTGAGAGTCATTCTTGATGCACACGATAACTATTGGGGGGATCGTCGTGACGAAATGTTGCGGTACAAGTCTGTTTACGAGATGGACTTTTGGGATGAAGCCAATCAAGAGTTGCAAGTAGACACCCAGATTCGGATTCAAACAAACGATGGCTATGGCTACATCGAGTCCTTCCAGGCTTCTTTGTTTGCTAAGAACCCTGCTGTAGCTGTAAAGAACGGCATTCTTGGTAAGGGAAGTCCTGAGAAGTCTCAAAGCATTATCAATCACTTCCTTCTCTCAAGCCGCAACGAGATTGAAAACGCTTCTCGCATGGCTCTCATTTACCCTATGAGCTTTTTGAAGCTGACTGTTACTGAGCGAGAAAACATTTATGAAAGAGTTTTGCCGGTGGCCGTTCCCCCTTGGCAGATTATTGTTGATCGCGATGCTGCTCGTTGGGATACTCAGCGATTTGTTGGTCATTGCTACTACATGACCGTGCAAGAAGCCAAGAAACGCTTTGGCGGTAAGTTTGACGACATCGGCGGGGAGTTGATTGGTTACTTTGACCAGCACGGTGGGGACGCATACGACGCTTATAGGCCTCAAAATGAGCGTGAATCCCCTGTTTCTCCCATGTTCAAGTACGTCAAGATTGTTGAGATGTACGATATGGTCGAGGACAAACTGTACTGGTGGTGTCCTGAGCGTGGAGACAAGTGGCTCGACAGTGCGGAGTTCATTCCTTTCCGCGATTCTGAGGATCAACCGCATCCTCCTATTGTTCCGCTGTACTACAACCGCGTTCCTGATCAGCCAATGCACGGATATTCGGCTATCAAACGGATATATGACCAGTTGTTTGAGATGAACATCATCCGTTCCTTCCAAGCAAATGCAGTTAGGAAGGCTTCTCGCCAGTGGTTGGTGAAGAAGGGGGCCATGACTGATGACGAAATGAACCAAGTCACCAGTGGCATTGACGGTTTGTTTGTAGAGGTGGAGTCAGATGACCCGTTGGACACGATTATCCGCCCCGTTCCGCACCAGAATCTGCCTGCTGAAGTCTCCAGGTACATGGCAGACGTCATTCGAGACAAAGATTCGGGCTCTGTCACCGCAGCATTTACTCGTGGAGAAGCTACAAAGGCGACTGCAACAGAGATTGCAGCACTGGCAGCGTACACAACGAGTGAGATTGGCCGAATGGCTCGTGAAAGAGACGGAGCAATCGAAATGATGGGCAGGGTTTACCTGCTGATGATTGCTTTGTTTATTGAAGAAGCCAAGATTCCAACCATGGTTTTGCTGGATGGCGAAGCACAGACTGTAAAGCCAGACGATTTGACGGGTGACTTCCAGATTTTCGCAGCAGATCAGGCTTCTACGCCTATCTCTGAGGCCATTCGTGAGCAGCGTTTGTTGCAAAATGCTCAACTATTACAGGCACTTGGGGTTCCAAACCAGAAGATTTTGGAAGAGATTGTTCGTACCATGGGACTGCCTGAGTCTTTCCTTGAAGCAGCAGAGGCTCAAATGCAGCAACAACAGGGAGGTGCTGGTATTCCAGGCGTAGCCAACCCTGATGAGCCGCCCACCGCGCAGGATCTTATCAACACCCCTACACCTCAGAACGTGTCTGACATGCTCTTGGGTGGTGGCGTAGGTTTCACACAGTAAGGAAGAAGTAATGCCAACAAGAACAGGACCAGCAAAAGGAAAAGCCAGGGTAAAACGCACAGCTTCCGGTAAGAAGGTGTCGTATGGACAGAAGGGAGCCAAGGTCAAACCTGGCACCAAGAAAGGCAACTCGTATTGCGCTCGTTCTGCCGGTCAAATGAAGAAACATCCAAAGGCTGCTAAAGATCCAAACAGCCCACTTAGATTGAGTCGTAAACGCTGGAAGTGCAAAGGCACAAGGAGCACTAAGTAATGCCAAAAGGACTATACGCGAACATCAACAAGCGAAAGAAGGCAGGAACCAGCCGTTCAAAGGCTAAATCTACAATCAAGCCTTCTGTGTACAAAGCTATGAAGAGCAAGACTGGTTCTTTCAAGCCTAAGAAAAAGAAGAAGTAATGCCGCTTTTCGACTACTTCTGTGGAGAGCATGTACACGAGGCGCTCTTTTTGCCCAAGGAGGAGGTGCCCGATTCTATTGATTGTCCACAATGCGGCAAGATTGCCCTCAAACAACTCTCGATGCCAGCCAATACGCCGGGTCGGTGGGGTGATCAGACGGGCAAATACGGCGTTGACGGTTTCTTCGATCGTGGTCTTGGTGCTCGCTACCAGACATCGATGCAACGCGAAGCCATCATGGAAAAGAAAGGCCTTGTATCGGCTGGGGACTTTGACAAACACCATGTCGATGACACGCTTCAGAAGCAATTTGCTTATGAAAAGCAAGCAGACGCCAATCTTGCTAGATACAAGTCGAACCTAAAGAAGTTTGAGGGTGATAAAAGCCGTGCTGTTGCGGAAACCTTCACCATTTCCGAAATGAAAAAACAAGGTACTCTTGCCAAAGATGCCGCAAAGGAGGCCTAAATGGCTGAGAAAATGCTTGAAGAAGAAGAGATGCTGCTTGATCGAGCCATGGCCCTTGAAGGCATTGAAGACGAGGCTGCCGCTGGTCTTGTTGGAGACGTGGAGTTTGAAGTGAACGAGCTAAACCAACTCGTGGATGCACTGAACCTGTTGCTTCCATCCTTTAAAATGCCTGATTACCCTGAGTTTACCGAAGACCTTGATGGTCCTTTGCCTGCAGAGTTTGTTCGCCAGCTTCAAATGGTAGCCGACGCAGCAGCCGATGCCGGAATGGAGCGCCTGTCTTTTGATGTTGCTGAGATTCAAGAGTCAGAAGACCTTGAAGACATTGCGGCAAAGTTAGATGTGCTTTCTAAAAACGAAGCATTCATTACCTTTCTGCGCTCTGAGCGAAAGGAAGCAGAACAAGAGGTAGAGTCTCCCGTCGAAGCAGAAGCCGAGGTGGTTGAGGAAGCTGTACCCGAAGAAGACCTTGAAATGATGATGGCTCAGAGAGCCTAAAGGAAACAACATGGAAGGAACAGAGGCTCAAGCCGCCCCGGTTCAGGACTCAGCACCCGCTGAACAACCTGAAGGACAAGCACCCGAGTCTGTTGAAGCACAAGCACCAGCAGAAGAAGCACCCGAAGCGTCGATTGAAGACCTGGCATCAGCCGAGTTGGATGCCGATATTTTCAATGCAAAGAACCCGCACAAGGGAATCAACTACCAACAGGTGATTTCTGAGCTCCCTGAGGATGCTCAAAAGCTTGTTGCTAATTTGCGTGCTGACTATCAACGAAAAACGTCAAACCTTTCCGAACAACGCAAAGCTATTGAGGCTACTCGCGCTGACTTAGAAGCTCAACGCAAAGCTTTGTTGGATTCTGATTTCTTCCAAGACATTACGGCTACTGCCGATAAAGAGTTGGGAGAGTTCAACCCTTACGATGACAAGTCGTTCGAAGAGCGAATCCAGAAAGAGGTTGCCCAACGAATGAAGTCAATGCTGGAGCCAATGCGCCAACAGCAAGAGCTTCACAACCAACAGATTCGTTTGCAGCAGTTTAAGTCTGAGCATCCTGACTTAGATGAAATCAAAACAGATGTTGCCAAGGTGCTTATGGATAACAAGCACATGAACCTCGAACAGGCCTATTGGCAGGTCAAAGGTCGCAGGCTTTCTGAGAAGATGAGGAATCAAGAGGCGGAGTTGTCTTCGTACAAGAAGGTGGCCCGTGAGGCTGGTCTTAAAGTTGGTGGTGCTTCACGAGGTCGCACCAACGGCATTCCAAAGCATGTCATGGACCAGGATGATCCTGCCGCTATTTACAACTGGCTCAAGGAAAACAAAGGCAAAGTCAAAATTTGATATTTGCCCTGCCCCGTCTTCTTTGCTATTGTTTGCTCTGAAGACGGGAGCCCCTTGACAGGACAAGCAAAGTCTTCCGGCCCCAATGGGACAACCGAAAGTCTTTTCTATCTTTTATTCTATGGGCATTTGTGCCCTTTAGGACTTGTCTGTCATGGCTATTCAGAAC